AATGCCTGGACGTAGACAGAAGCACCCCGACACGCTGACGGATCAGCGGGCCTCGCGTTCGCAGCCGTTGCGGGCCGTGGTCGTTCTCGACAGACCTATGCCGCCTGTCCCATCAAACTTGCACCCGAAGGCAGAAGAGGCATGGTTGACACTGTGGTCCTCAAACATGGCCGGGGCGTTTGTAGAGACGGACGTTTGGGGTATCGAGCGGTGGGTGTATTACAAGAGTGAGTGGCACAAGGCGGCGGAACTACCCGGACAGGGCAAGTATCTGATGAAGCTAGAAAAAGTGATGCGGGAGCTGGAGAAGTCCTACGGGCTGGACCCGCTGTCAAGGTTGCGGCTGGGGCTAACACTGTTGGACCAGGCGAAGGCGGCGAAGGGCTTGAAAGCGGAAGCGGCGCCGGAAGCGCGATGAACGCCGGGCCGCGTTGTAAGCTCTGTGCTCGGCGGCATTGGACATATGAGCCGCACGTAAAGGTGGATATTACGAAGACTATCGATGTGTTCCGAGAAATGCAGGGATACGAAGGCGAGGCCAAGCCTCTCGTCATCCCGCCGAATAACGTAACGCCCGTTACGAAAATAGGGCGCGGTAGGCCGAAACGTTACGAAAATAGCGCCGAGCGCCAGAAAGCATATAGAGACCGCCAGAAGTGACGCTCGCGGTAGCCGCTCCCCGCCTGACATTGGGCGGGCGGGCTGCCGCATGGATCGAAGAATATTGTTGCTACCCTTCGGGGCCGATGATTGGGCAGCCGTTCCGCCTGATGCAGTGGCAACGAGACTTTCTCAACGACCTCTACGAGTGTGACGAAGCCGGGAACCTGACCTATCGCTGGGCGCTTCTGGGGGTTCCGAAGGGCAACGGGAAGAGTCCGCTCGCGGCGTGTGATGCGCTCTATCACCTGTTGGGCGACCCCTACGAGGAAGACCCGTGGGTAGTGTGCGCGGCGGCTAGTGACAAGCAGGCAGACATCGTGTTCAACGCTTGCCGGACGATGTGCGAACTGTCGCCGCCCCTGAACGAGGCGACGATCCGTTACCGGTGGGAGATTAAGAAGAAGGGCGCGCCGGGGAAGATAGAGCGCGTCGCGGCCTCGAACGGCAAGCTGGACGGCAAGCTGATCTCCAAGCTGTATATGGACGAACTCCATGAGTGGACGCTGGAGAACTGGACGATCCTTCAAGGGGGAGCCCGCAAGCGGCCGCGCTCTCAGGTGGTCCAGACCACTACGGCGGGATTCGACAAGGAAAGCATCTGCTACCGGGAATACGAGAAGGGGCTACGCATCCAGGCGGGCCAGAGCGAGATTGATAACTACCTTTTTCGCTGGTACGGGATGCCCGAAGGGGCAGATCATCGCGATCCGGCAGCGTGGGAGGCTTGCAACCCGTCTTATGGCGTGATTATCACGGAGGACATGCTCGCCGACGCCGTGGCGAACATCCCGGAATCGCAATTTCGCCGCTATCACGGAAATCAATGGGTGGAGGCGGAAGAGTTATGGCTCCCGTATGGGGCATGGGAAGCGTGTAAGGTAAAGCCGTTCGAGCTTGAAGTGGGCTTTCCCACGTTCGTGGGGTGGGATGCGAGCACTAAGCGCGACTCGACGGCGGTGCTAACCGGCCAGTGGCGCGAGGACAGGCTGTACGTCAAGGCCAAGATATGGGAACGTCCTTTAGATCCGAATAGCAATCCCGTTGAGGAGTGGGATATTCCTTTCGAGGAAGTCCTGGCCTACGTCAGAGACATGTGGCGGACTTACAAGGCGCGCGAGATACCGTTTGACCCGCAATTTGTGACGTGGGCGGCATCAGCGTTAGTCGCCGAAGGCGCGCCGATGATCGAGTTCTTTCAGAACGATTCACGGATGATCCCGGCAACTCAGGTAACATACGACGCCATCCTGAATAAGACGTTTGCCCACGACGGCGACCCGGTGTTAGCGCGTCACATGCGCTCGGCGATGGCGGTGCAGACAAACCGGGGTGGGCAACGGCTCACCAAGGGCAAGCAACGGCGCGTCCATAATCAGATTGACGGGGCGGTAGCACTTGCGATGATGGCTGACCGGGCGATGCGCTCTAACGTAGGGCCGAGCGTTTACGAGGGACGGGGGTTGCTGGCAGTATGAGCGTCCTTAATAGGCTCTGGCCGTTCGGTAAGCAGGCTGAAAAGCGGGGCTTTTCGCCGGGGCTTTCTGTCATGCTGGCGAATGCGGGCGCTGGCCAGCTCTCAGGCGCCGGTGTAGCCGTCAACCAAGACAGCGCACTGCGGTTTATGGCCGTCTACGCGTGCGTGAGAGTCATCGCGGAAGACTTAGCCTCGCTGCCGTTGCCTGTGTACCGGCGGCTCACACGCGGTAAGGAACGTGCGCCAACGCATCCGCTTTACCCCCTACTCCACGATCAGTCCAATCCAGAGATGACCTCGTTCGCCTTCCGCGAGACGATGATGAGCCACGTTTTACTGTGGGGGAATGCCTACGCAGAGAAGGAGATGGTTAACGGGCGCGTTGCCGCGTTCTGGCCGCTGAGCCCCTACCGAGTATCCGTCCGGCGCAATGCACAGACAAACCAACTTGAATACATCGTCTCCCCTCCAGGGACTGACGAGCGGCGCGTTCTGGGCACAAGGCAGATATTTCACCTTCCTGGGTTGTCCCTCAATGGTGTAACGGGGCTCTCACCCATCGGATATGCGCGGGAAGCCATCGGCTTAGGGTTGGCGCCGCAAGAGTTCGCCTCGGGATTCTTCGCCCGTGGCGCGCGCCCTGCACTGATCCTTGAGCATCCGGGCTCGCTTTCGGAGGATGCCCATCACCGGCTACGGGCGGACTTCGAGGCAACCCATACAGGTCTTAGTAACGCCCAAAGGGTTGCGATCCTGGAAGAAGGGATGAAGGCCAGTACGAGCTTTATCAATCCGGAAGACGCGCAGTTTGTCGAACAGCGGCAATTCTCGGTAGCGGAAATCTGCCGTCTCTACCGGATGCAGCCGCACAAGATCGCGGACTTGACGAGGGCCACTTTCACAAATATTGAGCAGCAGAACATCGAACACGTCATTGATACGGTGCGCCCGTGGGCGGTTCGGTGGGAGCAGGCGATCAGCAAGGACTTGATCCCAGCAGAGGAGCGTGATCGCTTCGTTGCTGAGTTCCTGCTCGTCGGTCTACTCCGTGGCGACAGCGCGGCGCGGGCGGCATTTTACGAAATCATGGTAAAAATCGGGGCGATGAGCCCGAATGATGTTCGTGAGGCAGAGAATCTGAACCCCAGAGAGGGCGGCGATGTCTACGTAACGCCGCAAGCAGCCCCATCGGGTAATACAAACGGGCGCCAGCCAGTGGCAATCGGAGCAGGAGGATAGACATGGAAGTCCAGATTGAGAAGCGGGTATTCCCGATTGAGATGCGGGTGGAGGGCGACGAGAAGCCGAAAATCAGGGGGTATGCCGCTGTTTTCAATAAAATGAGCGATGATCTCGGCGGATTCCGGGAGAAAATCGCATCCGGAGCCTTCCGGAAGACACTGAAAGAGGCCGACGTAAGAGCGCTCTTCAACCATGATCCGAGCGTCGTTTTAGGGCGCACGGGCAATGGAACACTCTCGCTCAGAGAGGACGATAAGGGGCTTTGGATGGAAATTGAGCCCCCTGACACCGCTCAGGCACGCGATTTAGTCACGTTGATTGAGCGTGGGGACGTGGATCAGGCCAGTTTCGCCTTTCGGGTTATCAAGGACACTTGGCTGAACGAGCAGGGCGAGAAGCCGATCCGCACCCTTGATGAAGTGCAGCTCGTCGACGTTTCAGCAGTTACGTATCCTTCCTACCCGCAAACGTCTGTCGATGTGCGGGCACAAATGACCGAAGACGGCAAATTTACAGTGCTGAAAACCTACACGCCTGAGCCGGAAGGCCACCCAGAAGCTGAGTCGCGTGAGCACTCGGCGGGGCCGGTTGTCCACTCAGAGCCCGAGCCGGTAATCCACTCGGAGCCCGTCAAGCTCGCAAGTTGTCCGTTCTTACGAAGGAGTGGAGGCTTGAATTGGAGGCTGGGCACTAGAAAAACGACAATTCGGGCCGATGGGCCGCCCCTTGGGGCGGTTTTTTGATGCCCAACGAAAGGGAAGAGATGACAAAAAGAGAGAGCATCGACGTAGATCAGCTCAAGAGAGAGCGCCAGCGTGTGCTGGACGAGGCTGGCGAGTTTCTGAGCGCCGCCAACAAGGAGGATCGGGAACTCGTCGCGGACGAACAGGTGAAGTATGACGACTTGATGAAGGACGCCAAGCGTCGCCTAGCGCAGATCAGGAATGAAGAAGAGATGCGCGTCGCTGAATCCGTCATCGATGACCGTGGCCAGCCTGCAATGAGGCCGCACCCGTCTGAGAGCGGCTCGTACGTTGGGATGAGCCGGGAAGACGTTGGTAGATACAGCATTCGTCGGCTGATTGCCGCGAAGGCGGGGCTTATCCGGCCCATCGAGGCCAAACTGGAGCTTGAGGTTGACGAGGCTCTGGCGAAGCGATCCGGCAGGGAGGGCGCGATTGGCGGCATGGCGGTTGGGCGAGTGCCGTTTGAAGTCATGGCCAGCGAACGCCGTGACCTGACGGTGGCTACCGAGGGCGCGGACATCGTAGAGGCAGAGCACGGCGGGGTTATCGAGCTTCTGCGTAATCGGATGATAACCCGCGAAGCAGGCGTCCGCGTTCTAACTGGCCTTCGCGGCGACCTGCTCTTGCCGAAGCACACGGCGGCGACGACAAATACGGCCTGGGTGTCTGAGGGCGTCGCACCAACAGAAGGTATCGGGACGTTTGGTCAAGTGAAGTTCTCGCCCAGTCAGCTTGCGTGCTATACGGACATTACCCGGCAGACGCTCCTTCAGACATCGTTTGATGTCGAGCAATTCATCCGGGCTGACCTGGCGACAAACCTCGCTATCGAGGTAGACCGGACGGTGCTGCATGGATCGGGCTCTGGTGCTGAGCCAGCGGGCGTATTCAACACTTCCGGCATCGGCGACGTTGCAGGCGGAACCAACGGTGCGGTGCCGACGTGGGCGCATGCCGTAGAGCTAGAGACTGACGTTTCGGTAGCCAATGCGGACCAGGGTTCGTTGGCGTACATCACTAACGCCAACATCCGGGGCAAGCTGAAGAACACAGAGCGCGTTGCTTCAACAGGGCTCTTCGTGTGGCAAGACCCGGCGAACCTTGCGCCCGCAACGCCGGGAACTCCGCTGAACGGTTACCGGGCGTTCGTCACGAACCAGGTGCGTTCGAACCTTACGAAGGGCACTTACTCCAGTTGCTCGGCCATCTTCTTTGGCAACTGGGAAGAGGGCATTGTGACATTCTGGGCGGACTTGGAGATTCTGGTGGACCCGTACACCGGAGGCAGCGCGGGCGTGGTGCGTATGGTTGCACTGGCCTTCGCGGACTTCCAGGTGAGGCACGCGGAATCGTTCTCGGTGATGAAGGACGCCATTCACTAAGTGATCGAACAACTGAATACGGTACGGGGAGAGGAGCAAAACCTCTCCCCGTCCACCGAGCAAGCGATCATAGATGCGTTTCACTGCCTCTACTGGTCGAAGAAGGCATGGGCGATACAGTGGCGCGGCCATAACCTGCTAAAGTGGCCTGCCGATCTGTTCGTCTATGCCGACCTCATTCACAAGCGCCGCCCAGATGTCCTAGTCGAAACTGGCACGTACATGGGTGGCTCGGCGATGTTCTATGCCGACTGCATGGACCGCGCGGGTAAGGGCTGCGTCATCTCGATTGACTACAACCCCGGCAGCAAGAGGCCGTATCACCCACGCGTCATCTATCTGCATGGTGACAGCGTGGGGCTAGCTGGAATCGTGAAAGAGGAAATCGCGGGGTTAGAGACTGAGACGGGTGAAAAGCTAAATGTGATGGCGTCGCTGGACTCTGCTCACGACAAGGCGCACGTCGCCAACGAACTCAACGCCTACAAGGACATTGTGACGCGAGGGCAATACATGGTGGTCGAGGACACGAATCTGAACGGCCATCCCGTCCATCCTGAGTTTGGTCCTGGCCCGTGGGAGGCCGTGCAGGAGTTCGATGATCCACGATTCCGTCGAGACGACGCGATACCGAAAAGGCACTTGTTCTCAATGCACACCTGGCTACGCAAGGAGGCTTCGTGAGTCACGACAAGCCCGGAGTGATGATAACCCGCATTGGCGACTTCGATGCTCCCAACAAACTGGCTATCGGTATCTGCACATTGGGTCTCATTCGTGTAGAGCACGAGGTCATGATGTCGGGCGTAGGGCTCCCACTTGGGCAGGCAATGGGCCGGATATACGTCAAGGGCTATGGGATTCAGGACGCGCGGAACATCGCATGGAACGCCGCCGAGGGGCAGGGCTACGAATACATGATGTTCTGGGATGACGACGTTGTGCCTCTCACCGGTGGGGCCGTCGAGACGCTGCTTGAAACGATGGAGCAGAATCCCGAAATTGACATTCTCGGTGGGGTGTATCCGGTGCGGCAGAGTATCCCCGCACCAATCGTCACGAAGGAGAACTCCGGTAAGCCGTGGTGGGGTTGGGAGGACGGCGGGATTTACAAGGTCTGGATGACGGGGACGGGGTTCACGATGTACCGAGTTTCGAGTATCCAGAGGATCAACGCATCCACAAAGAGTTTTCAGACGGTAAAAGGGCCGTGGGAAGTACGAGAGTTCTTCCGGTTACAGGACGGGACGGACGACTTCGCCTTAGCCGTCGAGGCCGAGAACGCCAGCCTCACATGGTACGTCCATGGTGCCATTGTGTGCGACCAGATAGAGCCAACGGGCCTGCGCTTCGAGGTCAAGAACGCACGGCAACGAATAGGAGGAAAGAATGATAAAGGTTCGCATCCTGCGCGGAACCACGATAGCAGACCCACCGATATACGAGCCCGGCGCCGGGGACCCGCCGACGTTCGCGCCGGGTGACATCGTAGAGGTAGACCGCACTCTAGCCCAGCGACTTGTTGGCAACGGCAAGGCGGAGTTTTACAGCGGCGATCCCGTTGTCGAGCCTGCGCCCTATGAGCCTGTGGTTACGGCTACAGCGGAGCCGCCTGAGAGCGCGATGAAGCCTTCTTACGGAAGGAGGAAAGTCTAGATGTCCTTCAAGACTGAGGATTGCTACGAAAAAGCAGGACGCACAGGCATCGATGCAACGCTGGAAATCCATCGGATTAAAACGGCAGTCTATGTTGGTGCGGCGTTCTTCGTTGACTGGATTCTGACGGGCGTAACTAACGACGGGAACGCTATCGGCGCTCACCTCAACGGGTTTTTCATGCGGATTGCTGACGGAGCTTTGGTGCCGGTACCCGCTGATGCCAACCCCATCATGACCCATATTGCGGGTAGGGTTGCAGCCCAAACCGTCATCGCCGCTGATACTGACGTTAGCGCAGCTAAATTAACGTCAACGCAGGCAGCCATCAACGCTATCACCGGCGGCCTTGCGCTGTTTGCAGACAGCGACATTACGCCGGTTCTTACGTCTGCAATAGACGGCACTGATCTGGTTCTGTCCGTCGCGTGTGCGGATGTAACAACGGACTGGTATAGCCGGGCAGTCATCACGGGGTACGCCGCGTAGATGGCACTTGGGGACAGCTATGCGTCGGCGGCGGATTATCGCGCGCGTGCCGGGAAGACCGACACGGGTGATAGCACGATGCTCGATGCCCAGTTAAAGGCTGTCTCGCACTACATCGACACACGTTGCAGGCGTAGAGACGGCTTCAACCAATCGACAAGCGTCGAAGCTCGGCTGTATGACATCCGGTGCCTACCTGGGCCGGGCGTAGCGTTCCTCGCGGACTACTGGCGCCGTGTGTGGCTGCCTGACGACGTAGCGACGCTGACAGGTCTCATCGTCAAGGTAGACCTAAATCGTGACTACGACGTCGCGGATACCGGTGAGACGCTGACCATCAACACCGACTTCTGGGCGGGGCCATCTAATGCCGCTGTAGGTGCAGATCCGAAGCCGTTTGAGTTTCTGGACTTACACCCGCTATCAACAAAGGCGACCGCATGGCCGGAGCAGCGGCGGGCGTTGGAGGTGACGGCGAAGTTTGGCTGGCCTGAAGTGCCGGAGGCGATCAAAGAACTGACCGTAGCGATTGCCCGCGAGCTTAGGGATCGGCAGAACTCTGGGGCGACGGCAACCCAACAGGTGCTTGATGGAGTGATCCTCCGGAGTCAAGAGATCAGCTTTTTCATGCGAGACATCGAGCGGCAGTACCGGCGGGGGCCGAGCTCCTAGGTGAGTTGGGCAGCGGCGAAGGCCAGAATTAAGACGGTGCTTGAGGGCGTGAAGCTTACGAACCTCGTTGAGAATCCGAGCTTCGAAACGGACGGCGTGGGATTCGAGGTCGATGCTGGGCTGACAGCTATAACCGTCACGGACGTTACCTACCTTGAGATAAAGACGCTTAGGGTAACAGGTGGCGCAGGGTCCAGCAAGACGCTCTACATCGTCAAGGCGGACACAACCCGAATGCCCGTCACGGCGAATGAGTTTTATGCCTTTTCGCTGCACCTGAAGCCCGACGCGGCGAACGGGGTAACGACTATCCAGGGCCGTCCCGTGATCCAGTGGTACGACACCGGCGGGGCGTTGATCTCAACGACGCTGGGCACTACCTCGTCTTTTCCAGCAACGGACGATTGGCGCCGAGTGGATGTAAGTGCAGTTGCACCATCTACCGCCGTGACGGCGCGTCCGGGCTGGCGTGAAGCAGGGTTCTGGACCTCCGGGAAAATCCTCTACTTCGACGGCGTGATGTTCAACGCTGGTTCACTGTTGGACTACATCGACGGCAATCAGCCGGGGTGCGTGTGGACGGGGCTTGTACATGAAGGCACTTCCTATCGCGGGGTGAAGGTAGTCTACGACAACCCTCCGAGCAAGATAGGGGACTGGCCGTGCGTGGTCATTGTGCCGCCGTCGCTGGAGGTGATTAGCCGAGTAGCTCACACTCGGCACAAGGAATACAAGGTCCGGCTTCGGCTACTCGGTGGGGACGAGGAGTTATCCAGCATCGCGGGTTTCATTGATGCGATGCGCGAAGAAGTCATAGACGCCTTCGATGATGACTCCCGGCTGAACGGGAATGCCACGCAAGCCTTTATAGAGACGGTGGAGGAGGCGGTGGGCCGCGAGTACGGCGGCGAGATCTTCGTGGGTGTCGATTCGATTCTGCATGTGGATATCAAAGAGGATTACGCGTTCGGGGTATAGGAGGGACTAATGAAAGTAAAGGTAAGGACGAAGCAGGGCGGATTCAGGGATGACCGCTTCCACTTCACGACCAAATGGACGGACATCGAAGAGGCCGAACTGTCCAGCGTCCACATCGAAGATCCAAATATCGAAATCAAGACGGCAGATGGGGCATTTATT